ACCGGGGTAAATGGAACGACATGCACCGACTTGCGTTCGCCTGGCATATGTCCTCTGCAGGGTCGGCAAGCGGCTTCCGTACTGTGGTCAACCGCATTTCCAAAGGGGCTGTCTGCATTGACTCATTTGGAAAGTCTTGGGATTCAGTACTTTCCGAGAAAGTGTAACACCACCGAACCCCACCCTCCTACCCGTCTCATAAACACAGTAGGCCTTTCGACCCCCTGCGTCCGCGTCTTTCCATTGTGAGGGGAAAAACGCGAGATGAAGATTAAGAATCCAAGAAAGACTTCGCGACGGGCGGTCGACAATGTGGCGTCATCCATAAAGGCACTTGGACTGACGCATCCGATCGTGGTAGACACGACGAGCGTCGTCATCGCGGGGTATGCGCGATTGCTGGCGGCCCGAAAGCTCGGTCTGAAGAGCGTGCCGCGTCTCCGAGCCGCGCGACCGAGACATGAATATCCCAAGGAAGGAAAGCAGCAATGAATACCGAACTACATATTGAGTGGTGGCCGATTGATGAGGTCAAGCCCTATGAACACAATCCTCGCAAGATCCCGCAGCGAGCAATCGACAAGGTGGCCCTGTCGATTGAGCAAAACGACTGGCGGCAACCGATCGTGGTGGACAAGAACGGCGTAATCATCGTTGGAACCGTTCGCTGGCTGGCTGGCAAAAAGAACGGCCTGGAACGCGTGCCGGTTCATGTCGCGGATGATATGACGCCGGCGCAGGTGCGGGCATATCGCATCATGGACAACCGCAGCCATGAAGAAACGGGGTGGGACCTGGATCTCCTCAAGTTTGAAATCACGGAGCTGGACGCGCTCGAATTTGATCTGAAGTTCACGGGCTTTGAGGCGCGAGAGATCGACGAGTTTCTGGTGAGTACCGATCCGGCTGATGACGACGCGGCGAATCAAGTGCCGCCTGTTCCCACCAAGCCCACTTCGCGGCCCGGCGACTTATGGAGGTGCGGGCCGCATCGGGTGCTACACGGCGACGCAACCAATCCTGAAGATACTACGCGCGCTATGGGCGACCTACGGCCTCAACTCATGACAACGGATCCGTGTTATGGAGTCTCTCTTTTTCCACTTTGGCGAGAGGAGGCCGGACTGGGACCGTTGGTCCAGACAGGCAAGATCGAAAACGACGACCGCGCGGATTGGAGCGCAGCGCACCGGCTATTCCCCGGCGATGTAGCCTACGTTTGGCATGCCGGTATTCATTCGGGTTTGGTAGCGGCCAACTTGCAGGAAGTGGGTTTCGAGATTCGGGCGCAGATCATTTGGACCAAGCCACATTTCGTCTTGAGTCGCGGCGCGTATCACTGGCAGCACGAGCCCTGCTTTTACTGCGTCCGCAAGGGCGCTCGCTCGCACTGGCGAGGAGATCGCACTCAATCTACAGTATGGCCGGTGGCGACATTAAATCCGTTCGGCGGAAAAAATCAAGAAGAGACCGCGACGGGTCACGGTGCGCAGAAGCCGATCCAGCTTTATCGCGGCCCGATCTTAAATCACACGGAACGTGGCGAGGCCATCTATGACCCATTTTTAGGATCTGGCACTGCCGTCATCGCCTCCGAATTGACTGAGCGAGTCTGCTGTGGCCTCGAAATCGATGCCAAATACGTGGACGTCATCGTGTGCCGATGGCAGCAACTCACCGGGAGGGCCGCCACGCTCGACGGGGATGGCCGTGGCTTCGACGAAATCAAGGCCGAGCGCTTGGGGTAGTCACCGGAAACGGGCACCCTTGCAGGGTACTCGGCCCAGGGGGCGAGTACCAGCAATATCAAATCTTTTTGTATAGGAGCCGATCATGGCACGACCAAAATTTGTTCCGACCGACGAACAACGAAACATGGTGAAGGCACTTTCCGCTTACGGGATGAAGCAGGAAGGTATCATTCTCATGCTCCACTTGCGATCTACCAAAACACTGCGAAAACATTTTCGGGAGGAATTACTTCTGGGGGATATCGAGGGAGTAGCGCAAGTTGCCAAAACCCATCAACAGATGGCTAAGTCTGGCAAACATCCGACTGTGACGATCGACTCTATGAAGCGACGGCCGCAGTGGCTGGAGGCTCCACCCTCCGAAACCAAGCCGGCGGCAGTTCCCGATTTTGTAGTCATCCTGGAGAAGGATAAGAAGGCCGCATGACGGTTCGACTCAAACCACCACAAGCGACCGTCTTCGCCAGCGACCAGCGCTTTCGAGTGCTGGTCGCGGGCCGGCGATTTGGCAAGACCTATCTAGCATTAGTCGAACTGTTTCAGGCGGCCTGGGGTAAGGGACGCCTGGTTTGGTACGTGGGCCCATTTCTAAAGCAAGCTAAGCGCATCGCATGGAAGCCGCTCAAAGAGATGACGCGGCTTTATTGGGCCAAGACGCCGAACGAGACGGACCTAAGCATTGAACTGACTTCCGGCGGCACGATCTGCGTGCGCGGCGCCGATAACTACGATTCACTGCGCGGCGACGGTCTCGATTTCGTGGTCGTAGACGAATATGCTTCGGTCAGGCCCGAAGCCTGGACGGAAGTGCTGCGGCCGGCGCTGGCCGACCGGGAGGGCCGCGCTTTATTCATTGGCACTCCCCAAGGCCGCAACCATTTTCATCAACTGGTGGAAAGCGCCGAAGGGCGTCCCGATTGGAAAGTATTCCAGTTCACCATTGCCGAAGGCGGCAACGTATCGCCCAAGGAACTGGAGAGCGCCGCCCAGGAGCTGGATGAGCGCACATTTCGCCAAGAATTTGAAGCCACGTTCGAAACTCTCGGCGTAGGTCGAGCCTATTATGCCTTTGACCGCGCAAACAATGTCGGCAACCTCAGGTTTGACGGTCGCGTGGCGCTGTCTTGGGCGATTGATTTCAACATGAATCCCCTTTGCTCGGTCTTGGTCCATGTTTGTCGCGGCATGGTCCACGTTCTCGAGGAAATGATTCTGCCGGACTCAAACACGCTGGCGGCATGCGAGGAGTTGCTCAGCCGGACCCCAGAAGTGGAGCACGGGATCCCCGCTGAATATCTACGTTTATGGCGACGCAACCGGAGAGCAGCGTAGGACCTCCGCCTCGCGCACCGATTGGCAGATTGTCAAAGACTTTTTCGGCCGCTACCCCGATCGCTTCCGTGCCACCTTCCGCGTTCCTAGCGCCAATCCCCCAGTGAGGGATCGCGTTAACCTGGTGAATGCGCTGCTGCGCAACCATGCCGGCCAACAGCGCCTGCTGGTCGATCAGAGTTGCAAAGCCCTGATTAAGGACCTTGAGCAGGTCTGCTGGAAAGCGGATCCGCACGGCAATGCTCTGGCCGACCTGGACAAGTCCGATTCGATGCGGACGCATGTGAGTGATGCGCTCGGATACCTTATCGCGCGGGAGTTTCCGATGCGGCCGCTGAGAGGCGAAATGGGTGAACCGTCAATCGTCTGACGGCGATGCACGTGCTCGCTGCGACACCGGACAGTGGAATGATTTGACCTGCGATTTAACGTCCAGACCCAGGGCGTCACAAGTGCGGCCACATTCGCAGATCGGCAACGCATTTTCAGTTTAGCCGAGCTAAATCGGAGTGTCGTTGGAGGACGAACAGCGCTTGCCAGGTGTGCGGTTCTGGGGCCGTGTGACTCGATGCTTGAATCGCGGACTGATCTTGGGCCCAGGCGTTTGACGGCATCGTAGGGATGCTCGGAACCACCGGGAAGTCAACCGCTAGAAGGGTCTTTCGCTGCTTGATTTCTGAGCGACACAGAGCGTCCATGGAGCTGTGGTTCACATCCGCAGAAAGGACACAAGACCCATGAACCCAATCGTAATAGCGGCGATGGACGAGCTACAGGATTTGAAGATTCCCGCCCTGAAGAAGCGATATCGAGAGTTGTTCGGCGAAGAATCCAAATCCTCGAATAAACAGTTCCTGTTTCGCCGCATAGCCTGGCGGCTACAGGCCAACGCCGAAGGAGATCTGAGTGAACGGGCGCGCCGCCGAGCTGCGGAGATCGCCGATGATCGAGATCTTCGTGTTCGAGCGCCGAAGGAGTTTGTGGCTCGACCAGAGTCCGGGAGCGTCGACCGCAGGTAGACTGCGTCGTCGTATATAAAGTTGATCGGTTGAGCAGGTCGCTTCTCGATTTCGCTCGGTTGGTGGACCGGTTCGACCAACGGTCGGTAAGCTTCGTTTCCGTAACCCAGCAGTTCAACACCACGTCGTCACTTGGGCGGCT